CGCCGGTGGCCAGCGCGCCCAAGGCAACCCACTTCAGCCGCTCGAGTCCGGCCACCCGGTTCTTCAGCTCCGGCACGTCGTCCATCTGCACCTGGAGTCTGGTCACCGCAACCAGGGTCTCCACCCCCCGCTGCTCGATGGTGTCGAGCTTGCTGAGGATGCGGTTGCGCTCCTCGTCCTCCATGTCCCCTCCCGAGGCACAAGAGAGGGCCACCCACCAACCGGTAGGTGGCCCCCGTAGGTTGACCGATCAGGCAGCGACCAGCGTCGCGCCGTCGGTAAGCGGGATCCACGTACAGTAGACCGTCATGGCCCCGTCCACAGCGGTACCGGCCGAGTCGATCTCGACAACGCCGGTGGAGACCACGGCCGAAACCGGAGGTCCGTTCCGGACGAAGGCGGCGGAGTCGGGCTCCCACCCGAGGACCGTGCCAGCAGCCGTGTCGGTGGTGCCCAGGTCGCCCGCGACGATCGTGGCGGTGTCGCCGGTCGTCGGGTTGGCCTGGATCGTGACGGTGTTCGCGACCGTGATGGCGGTGGTGACCTTCGCCCAGAGAGCGGTGATCAGCACCTCGCCACCGGCGATCGTGAACAGCGCGGGGGTGACGTCCTCGTCGAGGGTGCCCGTCGCCTTGGAGACGACGCCCTGACCGAGGGCGACCTGCCGGAGCTGGTTGCCCTGAATGATGACGCTCATATGTCAGTCCCCCGATCAGACCGTCAGCGAAGACTGGAGGTTCCCAGGCTTCCGCTGCACGACCAGGTCGTGGATGATCGCGACGCAGGTACCGGTGGCCGCCGTGCACTGGACACGGTCGTAGCCGTCGGCGAGCTGCTCCGCGCGGACGGTGATCGCGACGGTGTCGTTGGTCGCGTCAGCGTTGGTGAACGCGTTGGCGTCGGAGCCGTCGTCCTTCTCCACCCAGGTGCCGCCGACCGCCGGGCCCGCGTGGACGCGGGAACCCAGGTTCTCGGGGTCCTGGCTGAAGATGTTCAGGTCGATCTCCGAGTTGACCCCGGTCGAGTCGGTCTGGGTGAACGTGAGCGCCTGCGTACCGGCGTCCAGGAAGGAGACGAACGTGACCGCAGTCGCCTTCGTCAGAGGAACGTCGAGACCGGAAGCACTGTAGATCACGTTGAAGACGCGCCCCAGGCCCTCTCCACGAGATGCCATTTGATTCTCCTGTTCTCCGAGGGGGTTTCAATGCCCTCGGGGTGGCCGGGGGAGGGGGGTTGATTGCCCTCCCCCGGGTTGGATCAGGCCCGCTCGTCGAGAGTGACGAAGGGGCTGAGGGTGGAGCCGCCGTTGCGCGGGGTGAGCGCGCTCTGGAGCCACGGACGACCATCCAGGCGCTCGACGAACTTGAAGCTCGTCTCGCCGTTCTGGAACCGGAAGTGCTCCGAGGAGCTGACCGTCATCGCCTGGCGGTCGCCCACCAGGTAGTACGAGAAGTCGATGAAGTTGATGTCCCCTTGGTCGCCCAGGTTCTCCACCTTCTCCGAGATCACGACGGGGCGGCCGAGGATGGTCGCCGGAGGGCCACCAACACCGTTGTTGAGCCAGATCGGCCCACCGCCGGTACCGACCGAGAGGGCCATGGTGGCCAGCTCGGGGAAGACATCCGGGGACACGACCCACACGGCCGAACCGAGGGACTGCGGCAGCATCCGGGCGTACATCTTGACGATGTTCTCCCAGACGATGGTGTCCGCAGCCTGGCCCGACTCCTTGGCCACCGACACGCGGGCCGCGTTGCCGTCGGTGAGGATGCCCAGAGGCTGACCGGCACCGTTGCCGCTGAGGAACGCGACGTCGGCGAAGTAGGCCAGAGCCTGCGGGAAGGTGGAACGGATGAACGCCTCGAAGGAGAGCGCCGAGTCGGCGATCAGCTCGTTGGGGACGTTCGCGAAGGCCGTCAGCTTCCAGGCCTCCAGCGCCAGCCGCCCGAAGGTGGCCGCGACGTCGGTCATCTGGCCGGACTCCGGGGTCCAGTAGCCCTGGACGCCGCCGAACACGTTGGACGCGTGCGACGTGGAGTCGATGTACGGGTAGACGACCCGGGAGGTCTCCATGGGGACGATCCGGGCGCGCGGACGCACGACCGAAGCCTCCAGGGAGAGGGAGAGCAGCTCGGCGCGGAACGCCTCCGGGACGAGGAAGCCGCCGGACGCGGGCTCACCCGAAGAGGCAGCCGCGTTCTTCAGCGCGGCCCGCTTGTCGGCCAGCTCCTGCGTCATGAACGCCTTGGGGCTGATGTCGACGAGGAACTGGGCCAGCGTCTCGCCGTACTCCTCCGCCTTGTACTTGGCCCCCAGCGCCTTCGGCTGGTAGTGGGCGTTGGCGGTCTTGACGACGGCCTCGGTGCCACCGCGCTTCAGGGCCTCCAGGCCCTTGGTGTTCTCGTTCTCGCGCAGGTACTCGGCGAGGACGCGCTGCGTCTCCTCCTTGACCTGGCGGCCGAGCTCGGCGTCGGTGTCGGAGACGTGCTTGGCGTACGCCTTGACGACGTCGGTGAACTGTCCGTCCTTCATGAGCGACTGGACCTTGGAACCGTCGGCGAGCAGCTCCTCAAGTTCCTGCTGCCCTGACGGGATCGTGATAGGCATTACTTGACTCCCTCCTGGAGAGCAGACTTGAAGGCTGTGAAGTCCCAGACGAACTCGGACTCCTCTTCCTTCGGCTCGACCACCGGAACTACCGGGGCCTCGTTCTTGGGGGCCAGGACCGGCTCAGGAGCCGCCTCCCGACCGGCGTGGGCGAACACCGACAGGTCGAAGGCGTCATCGGCCGGAGCCGCCTTGCCTTCCACCTCGTCGGCCAGCCCGGCGGCGACCGCCTCGTCGGCGGTGTACCAGGTCTCGTCGGCCATCTGGTTCCGCCAGAAGTCGGCGGTCTGACCGGAACGGTCGGCGTAGACGGAGGCGATGACGTCCGACTGCTTGTCGAGCAGGTCCGCCAGCTTCCGCATCTCGGCGGCGTTGCCCACGGCCATCGACCAGCCGTCGTGGATCATCATCGAGGCCTTGGGGGCCATGACGACCTTGTCACCCGCCTGGGCGATGACGGAGGCGATGGATGCGGCCAGGCCGTCGACCACCACGGTCACCTCAGCCTTGTGGGCCTTCAGCGCCTGGTAGATCGCGAGCCCGTCGAAGATGTCTCCGCCGGGCGAGTTGACGTGCAGGGTCAGCTTCGGGGAGTCGATCGTGTTGAGCTGGTCGACGAACCCCTTCGCCGTGTCGCCGAAGTACCCGATCTCGTCGTAGATGAAGATCTCGGGGTCGGCACCCGCCTTGTTCTGGATCCGGAACCAGTCGGTCCGGCTGTTCGCCAGACGCGCCACGGGACGCCGCACGCGGGCCCGGAGAGCGTCCAACTCTTCCTTGGTCATTTCTCGTTGGCCTCTCGTGCGGGGCTCGGCTTCTTCGGTGGCTGGTTCGGGTCGGTCCCCTTGTCGCCCACCTGTGACTCGCGGCCGATCTTGGCCGACTCGATCTGAGCGTCGTGAGCCTGCTGCTCCATCTCCAGGCGGCGTTCGTCCAGCTTCATCTGCGGCAGGCCCAGAACCTCCAGGGCGTCATCCCAGTCGGCCCCTGCCTCGCGCAGCAGCTTCAACGCCTGCGCCTTCGTGATGCGGTCCTGGGAGTCAGCCTCCCGGTCCTCCGGCACAGGGTCCTCGTAGTCGAACTCGAGTCCCTTACCGGCCTCGCCGAACAGCGGCAGCAGGTAGTTGTTGAGGACGGTCTTCTTCCGGTCGAGCCTGGGCCGCAGCAGGTAGCGGCCGAACATGCGCTCGTTGGCGTCGGCGACCGCCTTGTTGACGTCCTCGGTCGCGCCGGTCATCCCCTTCGGGTAGCCGAACGCCTCGCGGATGTCCTCGCGGCTGAGCTCGGCCAGCTCGGAGAACTCCATGTCGCGCATGGTGAACTTACGGTCGACCCACTTGCCCTGCTCCAGGATGGCGACGCGGTGCGCGTTGGCCACACCCTGGTGCTGTTCCCGCCAGCGGAGCATGAGCTCCCTGAACTCGTCGTCGTCCAGGCGGTCTTCGATCTCGATGATGCCGCCCGGCTCGGCCGAGTTGAGGAAGAAGTTCCGGTTGTACTCGGCGGCCAGCCGGTTGGAGTCCAGCTTCAGGCTGATCGACTGCACAGGGCCCATGCCCCGGTAGATGTCGAGCGGGTTGGGGCGGCGTCCTTGGATCACCTGGTCCTTGTCCAGGGGGACTTGCTCCCCGTCGGGGCCGACGTAGATGTAGCCGGTCAGCCCGTCGTACGGGTCGGTGATGATCTTCACCCGGTCCGGCCGCATCGGCCAGAGCTCCAGCGGACCGGCGGCCCGGATGCTGCCGTACTGGATGACCCACCAGAACTCGCCCGCCAGGTCTTCGTGTTGCTGCGCGGTCTCGCAC